GGAGTGATATTCCAAAATTGGGAGCAAATCGATACCATACCAACGGAGGCGAAATTTTTAGGAACGGGACTCGATTTCGGTTACTCGAATGATCCGACAGCGCATATTGCAATATACGATTATAACGGCAAAATTATCGTTGACGAGTTGATTTATAGCACCTCACTTTTAAACTCCGATATTATTAGACTAATGAAACAGGAACGAACAGCGCCAATTTGGGCAGACTCAGCCGAGCCGAAGTCAATCGAGGAAATAAGACGAGCGGGTTTCAATATCAAACCAGTTGTTAAAGGTGCCGACTCAATCAATTATGGAATATCGGTACTTCAACAAAAGGACATTTTAGTTACTAAGTCAAGCATTAATCTAATTAAAGAGCTGAGGAGTTATAGTTGGGACGTTGACAAAACAGGAAAAAAATTAAACCGACCTATCGACGAATTTAACCACGCAATCGACGCTCTTAGGTACTTTGCAATGATGAGCCTGGCGATAAAACCACATCGCAAGGTGATTATCACGTAATTTTCGTGAAAACAACTTATTTTTATAAACAAAATCACTTTTTTTAGTTATATATATATGAGAGTAGTAATTCCAACGGATTTAAAGGAGATTAAATTGTCTCAATATTTGAGATATTTAAAAGTATTAAAAGACAACCAAGACGATGAGACCTTTGTGTGCATTCAAATGGTTGCTATATTTTGTAACCTTAGCGTGTCTGACGTTATGAAAATACCAGTTAACGATTTCGCTGAAATAGTGGAAAATTTGGCTAAGGTATTGGATCAAAAACCCGAGAGAGTTAAAACATTTAAAATGAACGGGGTTGAATACGGTTTTATTCCAAACTTAGATAAAATGACACTTGGCGAACACGCAACGATTGACTCATTACTCGGCAACGATGAGAATTTAAGTTTATTGATGTCGGTAATGTACCGCCCAATAACAAAAAAGATTTATCCATTTTATACAATTGAGGCATACGACGGAGACGAAAGCAAAGCGGAGTTATTTAACGATGTAAGAATGGACGTAGTAATCGGATCAATACTTTTTTTTTGGAATTTAAGCAAGGAATTATTGAGCAATATCCTATTGCATTTGGAGAGCAAGGCGACGAGGGAGGGGAAATCTCTCGAGGAGGTTTTGGAGAGCGGTGGGGGTGGTTTCAATCTTTTGTTCGACTTTCGAGAGAGCTTGGAATTAAACCTAGAGAAGTTGGAAGCGAGCCTCTTCACGAGTCACTCACGCTTTTATCTTACTTAATCGACGAAAGTAAAGAGGAGGCAAAACAAATTAAAAATCACTTTAAAAAATGAGAGCATTTTATCAGGCAATAGAATATATTAAGAGTACGTTGGAAAACGCACCGCTTTTGAATACCATAACTCACGGCACAGACATAATCGACAATGTTAAAAAAAATATATTCCCACTTGCTCACATTAATATCCTCAGCTCGTCAATTAGCTCTGGAGTTGTTAATTTTACTTTTGAAATTGCTGTTGTAGATATTCGGAATATCTCAAAAATCAAAATCAATGACAAATTTTTAGGGAATGACAACGAGCTTGACAACTTAAACACTTGTCACGCCATTTTGAATTATATGATTACTCAAATGAGATTGCAACGAAGTGAGGACGATATTGAATTGCAAAACGATCCGACTTTACAGCCAATCCTTTTAGCGTTTACAAACGCCTTAGACGGTTGGAAGTGTGATATTGAAATAAGCGTACCGAATAACGATTTTAGTGTTTGTATAATTGGAGACTAAAAACGTACAGCAAGCCTTAAACGAGTTCGGAGCGTCCGTAGTTGAGCGAGCGAGGCTTAATTTAAAAACTGGAGGACGTTACGGAACGCATAACGCATCCGGTCAATTATCAAAGTCTTTAGATTACAAAACCAAAGAGAGTAAAAATTCAATCTCGTTTGACTTTTACGCTGAGAGTTATTGGAAGGAGTTAGATTTTGGAACAAAAGGGAGTGAGTCAAGTGCAAAAGCTCCAAACTCTCCTTATAAAGCACAAGCCTCAAGGGGCGCAATTGATAAATGGGTAATTCGCAAAGGCATTCAAGGAGTGCGGGGGGCTGGAGGTCAATTTGCAAATCGTCGAATGATGGTAACGTCAATCACAAACTCGATAAATAGGACAGGAACTTACGAGACGAGATTTTTTAGAAGTGCCTTTGATTTGGAATATAAAAATTTTGATAATAATATAGTTGAAAAATACGGCTTAGATTTGGAGTCATTTTTGAAATTTACACTAAAAGATAATTTATAATGAATATAGTTAAAATTTATAGAGAAAACGATACAATTCCAACTTTTACAATAAAGAGTGAAAATGCAATTGACTCAAGTCAATATATAATTTTATGGGATTGTAAAGAAGAAATATATATTAATGAAGAATTGATTGACACAAAATATCATACAGTATGAAAGTAGTTAAAGTTAGAAGTCCGTTTATAATACAAATAAATGAAACGGCTCAAATAGGTAGTAAAATAGAAATATTTATTTGGAATTATGGAGGCTCAGCTCCAGCAACTCCAACTTATACTTTGAGTAAACCGATACCGACTACAAATCAAAGATTGACGTCTTATAATGTTTCAAACTTTGTTAAAGAATATATCGATAACATAAAAGCAACTTACGTTCCATTTTACGGAGAGCTTGAACAAAATAATGAATGGGCATTTTTTCAAGTAAAAAGATATAAATTAGTAGGAACTACATATACGCTTTTAGATACTATAGATTATGTGGGTGTAAATGGTTTCACTAATTATACAGACGGAATACAAAACCCAAGCGAAGTAAAATTATTATTATTAGCAAACCCAAATATTAATAATTATTACTATTCTCAATCTATATATCCAAATGGATTAACTCAATATTTTAATTTATTAATAGACAAACCAACTACAAACACAACCACAATAGATGTAAAATATGAGAGAATTGATGGTGCTGTTTATTCATTTACTAATAATTTAGCAGTTGGATTTGGTGGAATTTTTAATATTGCTCAACCTATTACACCAGTAAAAGCTAATGGTAATTTTATTAACGGTTGCAAGGTTACAATAACATACACTCCAGCAACTGGAAGTGCTATAATTTTACCATCGTTTTTTACATATCCAGTTTGTGAGCCTAAATATACGCCAGTACTTTGTGATTTTATAAATCGTTACGGTGGGTGGCAAACAATTACTTTTTTTAAGGCTCAAACAAATAACATAACAGCTAAAAGCGACGAATATAAATTGATGCCAAAAGAGGTGGATTACAATGTATTTAGAGGACAGAGCAAATCGTTTAATTTTAACGGAAGTCAAAACGTAATTTTAAACACAGGTTGGGTTGACGAGAATTATAGCGAGTTAATAACTGACTTACTTTTAAGCGAGACTGTTTTATTAGATCAAAAGCCAGTTAATTTAAAAACTCAAAGCTCAGAGCTAAAAACAAAGGTAAAAAATAGACTTATTAATTATACAATAGAATTTGAATATAATTATAATTTAATTAACGACGTTATATAAATGAAATTAAATTTAGCTTTATTTTTAGAGACTACCAAATTAACGGATTTAACTCAAGGATTAATTGGCTCTTTTAGTGATCGAGTTCAATCCGACGGAGGTACTTTTGACGCTGCAAATTGTTTAAGTACTACCTTAAATGATTTGGGTGGACTTAATGGAATTGGCAATGTTTACGAGCGCATCGACTTATTTAACGACGAGACTATCTCGATAACTCAAGTTATTCAAGACGTCAAAGATATTAGTCTAATTTTTACGAATTTTACTAAGACATTTTCAATTCCAGCGAGTGACGAAAACAATAGACTCTTTAAACATTATTATAATTACGATATTGACGGAGGTTTTGATGCGAGAGTAAAAATAAATGGGTATATCGAGATTGATGCCAACCGATTTAACAGCGGGAAAGTCAAACTTGAGGGCGTTGATATGAAAAACAATCAACCTTATGCTTATAGAATTACTTATTATGGCGATACGGTTAACCTAAAAGACGTTATCGGAGAGGATAAATTGAACGCTTTGCCTTTGTCAAACTATAATTTGGCTTATAATAACACAACTGTAAAGACAAAATTCCAAGCCAACCCAGCGACAACCGATGTAATTGCACCTTTTATCTCGCATACAAACCGATATTATTTTGATAGTAGTGGCGGACACGGAACGGATAAAAGAAATTTGCATTATGATACAGGCGCTGGACATAGTCACGGACTTTTGTGGTCGGATTTAAAATATGCTATTCGTTTGGATGCAATTATCCAAGCTATCGGAACTCAATACGGATTGGTATTTAGCGACGACTTTTTTAATAGTACTAATTTAGACTATTATAATTTATTTATGTGGTTACATAGAGCCAAAGGAGACGTTCAAGGAGTTGAGAGTGGAATTTTGCCTCCTGAGTTAATTACAACGTGGGAATTTGGAAGTTCGTTTTATGCTTATGAAAATCAATATGAGGCACTCTCTTATGTAACTATAAACACAGCGTCAACAACTGATTATAAATTTATAATTTATAGAGATGGCGAATTATGGTGGCAAAGCAATACGTTAAACGGAACACAAAATGATTTACCAATTCAACCTTTATACCTTGAGGGAAGTTATACATTTTACATTCAAAGTCAGGTTGTCATTACAATAAATTCTATTCTTTTACAACTTGGGTATTATTATGAAGACCAAAACAATCAGCAGGAAATAGGATATAGTTTTTTTGGAGCATCAATTTTTAACACAAATAGTAATTTTATTTTTGATATTGCTCAGCAAGTTCCTGAGATAAAAGTTATAGATTTTTTAACTGGTATTTTTAGAATGTTCAATCTTACGGCTTACGTTGAAAATGGAATTGTAATTGTAAAAACTTTAAACGATTTTTATGCAACCTCAGAAGTTTACGACGTTACGCAATATATCAAAGTAGATAGTAATAGCGTGAATGTGGCTTTACCTTTTAAACAAATCGAGTTTGGATATGAAGACACAAAAACGCTTTTGGCTTTAAAACATTCTCAGCAATTTAACTACGATTGGGCGAAAGAGATTTATAATGAAATGCCAGAAATTGAAGGACCGGTTTATAAAGTAATACTTCCATTTTCACATTTTAAATATGAGCGACTATTTAATATAAACGCACCGACAACTCCTTTAAATATTCAGTGGGGATATTCGGCAACGGATAACTTTAATTCAGCGACAGGAAACTACGAGGCGGCGTTAGGAAAGCCACTTTTATTTTATCCGATATTAGTCACTGGAGTCCCAAATATGTCTTGGAGACCTAACACTACAACTCACGAACAAATTACGTCTTATATTGCACCGTCAAACTCTCGAAGTTTTGATCCAAATGTAAGTAAGACAAATATTAATTTTAAGGCTGAGCTTAACGAGTGGACTTTTGGCAATGATTTTACAGACACTTTATTTTTAAAATATTATCAGGATTATATTATGCAAGTTTTTAACCCTAAAAATAGACTTACAAAAATTAAAGCGATTTTGCCTTTGTCAATACTTTTAAAATTTGAATTAAATGATAGGTTTAAAATTGTGGATCGTCTATTTAGAATAAATAAAATTACAACTAACTTAACAACTGGAGAGAGTGATATGGAACTCTTAAACGAATTATGATAACAAACATTTTAGAAATGCTCAAACACGCTGAGCAATACGAACACAATGAAATAATAGCAAGCGCCAAGGGAAAATATGAACTTAAAAAAAACTATTTACAACAATTTAAAGACTTATTAAAATGGCGATTGAAAAAATAATTGATATAAACATTCAAAGTAACGCCGACGAAAAGGTTGGAAGTTTAAGATCACAATTAAGAGAGGCTCAGGCAGACGTCGCGGCTTTATCGGATAAATTCGGAGTTACTTCAAAAGAGGCTATCGAGGCAGCTAAAAGAGCCGGAGAATTAAAAGACAAAATCGGAGATGCCAAAGCGTTAACGGATGCGTTCAATCCGGATGCTAAATTTAAGGCTTTGAGTTCGTCTTTGGCTGGAGTTGCTGGAGGTTTTGCTGCGGTACAAGGTGCGCAATCATTATTCGGTAGTCAATCCAAAGAAGTAGAACAAACGCTTTTAAAAGTTCAAAGCGCAATGGCCTTATCTCAAGGGTTGCAAACGATTGGAGAGAGTGTTGACTCATTCAAACAATTAGCAGCCGTTGCGAAATCTTATTCAATAGTTCAAAAATTAGTTACCGCCGGGCAATGGTTATGGAATGCGGCTATCATGGCAAATCCAATAGGGGCGATTGTGGCTGGAGTTGTCGCTTTAATTGCTGCTGGAGTTGCGTTAGTTAATTATTTTAAGGAAAGCTCAGCCGCAGCGGCTCAAAATACGGCCGCCGTTGACGCAAATAAAAAAGCTATTGATAACCAGTCAAAAAGTTTAGACAAAAATTCAACTGAATTACAAAGAAAACAAAATCAAGAGTTAGCAATGGCGAAAGCATCCGGAGAGAGTTCGAGTGCAATTAGAGCTTTGGAATTAAAATTGATTGACGAAAAAATCGCTTACGAAAAATCCGCGAGAGCGATTGCGTTTAATACTTACGAAAAAAATAAGAATTATTTAGCAACTTTAAGAGCCGCTGACGCTGACGAGGAAGTTATTAAAAAACAAGTTGAAATCACAAACGAGTCTGTTAAACAAGTTAATAAACAAAATGACAATTTAAAAAAAGCATACGACGAAAAAAAGGACATTCAAAATCGACACCAGGTTGAAGTATTACAATCTCAAACCAACCATAATAAAGAGGTTGAGGATAAAAATAAAGAGGCAGCGACAAAAGCAAAAGAGGACGCAGAGACAGCGAGACTAAAAGCTATTGAGGATAAAAAGAAATTTGACGAAGAGACACAAAAAGGAATTGAGGATTTAAATAAGTCTCAAGCTGACGCAGAGAAAAAAAGACAAGACGACGCGCAGAAAATTATTGATGACTTAGCAAAAGATAAAGAAACTCCAACTCAAAAACTTCAAAGAGAGTTTGAAGAGAAAAAAGCAATTTTAGAGGCAGCTGGTCAAAGTACTTTTGACCTTGAGATGCAACATTTGTCTGACTTAGAAAATTTAGACGCAGAGGGCAAAGCTAAAAAGAAAAAATCCGATGAGGAGCAAGGAGCTACCGAAGTTGAAATCGCTAAAAGAACAGCAGCTGCAAAGCAAGCCTTATTTGCAAAGACTTCGGAAACCTTAAGCAAGGGTGCTGACTTATTGGGTAAAAATACGGCAGCCGGTAAAGCAATGGCAGCGGCAGCGGCTTTGATAAATACCTATCAGGGTATTACGGCGGAACTTGCAACTAAGACCGTCACTCCTTTTGAAATTGGATTGAAAATTGCCAACGTGGCTATTATCGCAGCGACAGGATTTAAAGCTGTTAAAGATATAATTTCAGTTCAAGTACCGGGCGGAGGTGGCGGAGGTGGTGGCGGTGGCGCTCAAGTTGGTAGCGCTCCGAGTATGACAGCTCCAAGTTTCAACACGGTTGGATCAAGTTCGACAAATCAACTTGCTCAGACGATAGGAAGTCAATCTCAAACTCCGATAAAAACTTTTGTTGTAGCGTCGGACGTTAGTACAGCTCAGGCTCTCGATAGGTCAATTATATCGAATGCGTCGATAGGTTAATATAGATAAAATCTATTATAAAAATATTTAGTATAGATAAAATCTTGAGCTGTGAAGTATTGATTTTATTAGGATTTTGCGTTAAATTGAAAAACTTTAAAAAGACAATATAATATATATAAAGTCCTTTTAATTAAAATAAACGTTTAAAAATAGCCTTAAAATTAATATGGATTTACAAGCTAAAAGTTAAAATAAAAAATAAATTTTAAGCCTATAACCTTAAAAAATAAATTAATTTTAAGGTTATAGGCTTAAAAAACAAAAAAAAGTTGTGTCATTAAATTAAAATTTAATGCAAAAAGTTTATAACAAAACAATAAAAAAAAGTTATAGTAATATGGAGACTTACAAAGTTTTATTTAACGAAGAGGATAACGAGGGCGTTTATGCAATCTCGTTAGTTAGTGATCCGGCAATCGAAGTGAATTTCGTTTCACTTTCAAAAAATAAAGAAATTAAACTTGCTACGATTAACGAGGAGCAAAGGATTTTAGTTGGGCCGATATTAATACCGGATCAATTAATTTATCGTAATCAAGACGGACACGAATATAATATAATGTTTCCAAAAGA